GCCCCCATGTGCGGATACGACCACTCGTGGCCATGCTTCACAAGCACCAACCGCTTGTCATCGGGATGCGGAATCCACATCTGTGTTGGCGATGTCAGCGACTCAGTGGCGTGAACAGGCTTGGCCTTCAGGTTCCGGCTCAGGTCCACGCCGTCGATCAACGCCTTCTGCTCTGGCGTATTGTTGATGCGATCGCTGCCGTCGGCGGCCGAGACCTTGACGGGAGCAATGTGCTTGGTGTTGCGCTCAACCAGATCCTTTTCCAGCGCCAAACCCAGCGAATGCCGCGACGAGTCAGCGGGGTCTTCGCCCCTCGTCGGCGCGGCTTCAGTAGGGTTTCCGTTGGCCTTCTTCAGACGCGCCGCGGCGTTGCGGACTTCGACTGACAGCTTCTCGGCCTTGAGGATGGGGTCCTCGTTCTCCGAGCCGTGCATCAGCAGCGGCAGCAACTGCGAGTAGTAGCGGAACGAAGCCTCTTCCTCGCCGTGGTGGTTGATCCAGTGACGAACAAGGGCCGCTGCCAGCCGCGGGTCGATAAGCGGACCCGACTCCTCGGACTTCTTGAAGCCAAAACGCAGATTCGACTGAGGCGCCGGCGATTCCGGCAGCGGCGTTGCGCGGGCCGGAACTGTTTGCTGCGACTCCTTCGGATCCTGCAAAAGGCGCTGGACCTCATCGAACAACGGACGATGGCTGGCCGCCTGATTATGAGCGACGTTCGCTCGCTTGTGTTCCATCAGCCGCTCATGGGGCGCGATCGACAGCCAATGACCCCAGAAGGCAGGGAACACTGCCTGCTCTGGATTGTCCTTGAAGTAAGAACCAAACTCAGGATGCTCAAGCATCAACTTTACGGCCGGATGATTGCGGTAATACCAGCGATCCATCGCCGAGAGCAGATCGCTGTTCTTGTGATTCCACAAGATGTCGTCTCGGATGTGGTGAATGGACTGCTTGTCCTTGTCCTTGTCGAGACCAAAAAGATGGCGGCTGAAGTGAGTGTCGGGCACGAACGAGTTGCCGGCACCAAGCATGGCGTAGGCAAAACGAGCGGTCTTCGGGGCCAGACCGGGAATGTGCAGGCCCTGAAACGGACCCGGATCTGGCTTGCCTTTGTCGAGCGCCCGCTTGCGAGTCGCTTCCCACAACTCCGCTTTGCCCTTGTTGCCCATCAACTCAGCGACGGCCGAACGACCATCAACGCCGTGACGTGAGACCAGATCCTTCATGTGCTGGTGAGCATCAGCGTATCGTGCCATGTTGGCGAACTTATTGTGTGCAAGCATGAATGAAGTGCGCTCACCCGCCAGACGCCCCGTTTTGGTAGAGTCACGCTGATTGGTGACGAGATCGCCGATCTGTTGGGTGAAGTAGTCGCGCGAAGACTGCGGCCAAGCATGGGGTTGGTCGCGCGACATCCAATCCTGTTTCACTTCAGGAGATCCAAAACGAGCGTCGCGGATGTCCATCCCCTTTTCCTTGAAGGTATCGAGGAGGTAGGAGTTTGACGTCACGATCCCGCAGGGGAGCAGGAAGTTATGCTTAGGGTGGGCGACTTCAAGATCATACATCCGGCTGATGCCCACGGTACGGACTTGTACAACGCGCCGAAGCACCAGACCCCCGGAGAGGGCGACTGGAGTATCTGATTCAGCAGATCCAACCAATGGGCCTTCATCTCCTTGCTCTTGCAGGTCTTGAAGCACTCCATGGAAAGTCGAATCAACGTCACATTGCCGCGTCGCAGAGCCTCGTCCTTCAACATCGCGTCTCGCAGCTGCGTCTTGGCCAAACGAGCCTGCCACTCCGGTGTCGCCGTGATCGGGAAGAAGTGGTGCACTCCGTCCACTTCCACCCAGATCTTGTGATCTGGAGACACTAAGTCCACCTGTTTGCGCTCGTCCATAAGACAACGGATCTGAGCGTCCGGCCATGTCAGCGTACCAGAAGACCGAAGCCACTCCTCCATCAGAGAGCGGTTCCCTCGCTTGTCCGGCCACGCCCCCAGCGCCCTCGCTGTCTCCATGAAGTGTTCGGGGTGCTCCGCCCGATACCGAGCAGCACCGGCAGCAAGCAGCCGAAGAAACCTCGAAGTCATCTCCGGATGATCCCGTCGCCACTCCTGCATCGCCAGAGAGCACGAGGCTTGATGCTGCGCCCATGCCTCCGGATTCTCCTGGCGCCATCGTCTGGGACCCGCTGCCACTTGATCCGGATTCAATCGTCGCCACTCCGCACTCGCGGCCATCGCCTTCTCCCGCAGCAGGGCCGCGGCTTCCGGATTTTTTCGATGCCAATCGCGAGCAGAGACGGCGCGTGCTTGCTGGCGCATCGCCTTGCACTGCGCACAACCGACTCGATGGGCCTTGAACTGAACCTCCGTCGGAAACACCTGACCGCATCTCGCTGGCCAGCCACCGATCTTCTGCTTCCTTGCCACAAACGACCTCCACACCGAAACGCACAACGTCCACAATGGACATCATGCCAGCAGGAGTCAAGAACTTGTGATCCTTGGAAGTCGTGATCGAGTAACCATTTTCAAACGTGATCTCATAGCCCATCAGATCACCATGATCATGCAGGGCCAAAACTTCAGTTTCAATCACATTTCCCAAAGAATCTACGCCCAAGATCAAATCTCCTTTGCGGAAATCCTTGATCTTCTTGGGTTCTTGTCCCACTGGGTACAAGATTGTGTTTGAGTCAATCGAATACATCATTTCGTGAACGGGAACGGGCGTGTTGGGGCTCAGCTGCGAGAAGGCCACCGAAGTCGCCAGCACTGCCTCAGGCAAACGACCCTGCTTGAGAGCCTGATTCAGCTTGACCCAGTTGCCGACAGCGTAGTCGTGTTGGCGGCGAACCTCAGGCGAGTTCCACACCTGACGGAACTTCTCGCCAGAATCGCCATCCGCATCCGGGTTATAGAGACTGAAGTGGCCATTCTTGGTCTTCAGCTGACCCGTGTGCTCGTTGAACACCATCTGTGGACCCGAAAGCCCCGAAGCCTTGACTCCTTCGCCGCGAACGGTGAAGGCCGGCTTCTTGGGCGCCCTCGGCGCCTTGGCGGCAGCTGCCTTGGGAGCCGGCGCGGGCTCCGAAACCGGAGCCGCAGCCTCCGCGCCAGCACCTTCCGCCTTCTTGCGCGCCTTCGCCAGCGGCTCAGTCTTGCGCAGGCGGGCGCGGATGTCGGTGGCGAGGTCAGTGAAGTGATCGAGGTAGTGGTCGCTGACTTCCGGCAGCTGAGACTTGAGGAAGTCGCGCATCGAGCCCTTGGACTCATGGTAGTCCTGAGCCAGCTTCACCAGCTTCTTCGCCAACTCCTCGCGCTGCAGCGCCGCGCCGCCCACAAGGCTAGAGGGCGAGCCAGTGGCCATGCCCGCATCCATCGCCTTCTTCATGCCCGTCTCCTGTTCGCTCTTGCGCGCCTTCGATTCCGTGATGTCGATGGCGTCCATGGTCTTCAGGCCCGCCTTCTTGGCCGCAAAGTGCCGGTGATTGCCGTCAACGATCTCCCAGCCCGAGCCCGAGCGGCGGACGACGGCCGGCGGCAGCCTGTCATGCTGCGCCATCTGAACGTACATGGCGTAACGATCGTAGTTACGGACTGGATTCAGACTCTGCGCCTCATCGACATTGATCTGGATGGGCTTGCCGCCGCCAAAGTGCTGCTTCAGTGCCTTCTCATAGGCCGTATCCCAGCGCCTGCGATCCGGAGTGCCGGCGCGGGGGATGACGACGCCGTCCTCCGATTCCCACTGAGCCGGGGGCTTGGGGGCCTTGGGCAGCACCGACTTCTTGGCCGCCGGCTTTGCTTCCTTGGAGGCCTTCAGGGCCTTCCAGAGCGCCTGCTGCTCCGGCGCATCCTGCTCAATCTCGCCTGAGGAGCCGAGGCGGCCGTAGAGCGGGTGTTCCTTCTTCACCAACTCCACCAGCGGCTTCTTCGGCTTCTTCTCGTAGCCCTCGGGGGCGTTGGGGTCAACGACGAGGTCGCTGTCACAGGTCTTGTTGCAGGGCTTGATGGTCAGGGCAACGCGGCGGGCGATCGTGCGCTTGAGATGATTACCGTCGCGCTCCAATGTGCTGCCGTCGATCGAGAACCGAACAAGGATCTGCTCCTTGTTCTTCACCGCGTCCCGCACCTGAGCCGCAAGGCCCTGAGCCGACAGGTGACCAGCGCCGTCATAAAGCCGAACCATGCCGTAGATGAAGGGGACCTTGACCTTCTTCCAGAACATCTTCTGGCGCTCGTCCTCACAATCAGATTCATTGAAAATCTTGCGCGCATAAATGATGCGACCTACGATGTCTTGACTTGTGGCGCCCGTCGACTCGTCATTACGATGTTCGTAGTTGGCGAGACCGCGCCCCTCTTCCATTTCGGAAATGTCGCATCCCGCAATGTCAAGCACCTCACCGGAGGAATCCCAGACTTCGCTGGCGAAAACACCATCGATGACCAGACCCGTAGAGCCTTCCACCAACCTGCTGCTTTTTTCAGACAACGCAGTCATTTTTGATGCCTTTCGATGTATTCTGCTGCCTAACGCATCAACTCAGGCGATTCCATCAGATGGCCGATGGCGGCGTTGCAGTGGTGGCAGAGGAGATCGCGGATTTCCCCGGTAGTATGATTATGATCAACTCCCAAAAAAATCGCATACCGCAAAGATTCCTCTTGACGGCCACTCGGGGTAGCTGTAGCATGCGAGGTCATGGCAACCCAACTCACAAAACCCGTTATCCGTGAAACCAACGTCATCATCAATGGGCGACCGCTGGTGGTCACCATCAGCCCCAACGGTACCATTTCCTTCAGAGAAAAGGGAAGCCGTGGGCCGGTCTCCGAGTTCTCGACGACATTAGCCGCCTGCTACCACATGGCCGTCAAGCAGGAGGTCTTGGCGACTAAGCGCGCCAAGGCGTCCTGATCAGGACCTGCTTCTTTGATTGGCGTATTCGTTGTGGTCCCGGCCAACGAAGCGCACCATGCCAGAGGCGTCAAAACCATAGCCGGGCATTAGTGTCGCGAGACTACAGCGGCAATGAGGATGAAGCCCATTGACTTTCGGGTTGTTCTCGCCGCGTGTGTGATAGCCAGTTCCGACCTCCGACATCTTCCAGACACGCGGCGTAATGCCATCGGGCATCAAATGCAGGCGCGTGCATTCACTGCAGCGCCGGCCGTCGCGGACGACGACAAAAAACACCGTCGGATCATCGATGCCCGCCTGCAGGTTCAGCATCGTGATGCCTTCCAGCGTCCCCGTGGCGCGACTACGCTGGGTCTCCGTGTCGGCAATCCGCATGACGTCTCGGCTCACCTTACTCCAGACATCCGTTAGCTTACCCGCTAAGGCGCTGGCCGTAGGCTGACCCTCTTGTTCTGCCGCCAAAACATACTGAATGACCTCAGCCTTTGCGCGTTCTTTGGCGGCATCCATATACGATCCAGCGATATTGACGATCCCCAATAGCGTCTTGGGGCTCATTTTTGCGCCGTCATCGGCTGCGGCGGCGGTAGCGATGCCCGCCAACGTCAGGTCTGGTCGATCGGCGGTAATCGTTAGCGTCTTGTCTACCAGTCGCACGCCCAGAAAACGAGACTTCATGCGCTCAAAAAGATTTTCGATGGCGTCTTGAATACGACCGATCGTCTGGTTCTTCACGGCTAATCTCCGATGTCTTCATCTGCCAATAGCGCACGCTGTATCTCGGCCAATGCCATACGCGAGTCATCCTCCCAGGTCTTTTGGAATCGATCGACGATAGCGCGGTGTCGGGCTAAAAGCTTGCGCTTAGATGGCGGCAGCGATGATTCCGACTTGAGCATCTCTGAAGCCTGATCGATGCCACGAGTCAAGTCACCGCTAGCCTGTTCCGAGGCCTGCTGTGATTGCTGCTGTGAGGATTCCGCAACTGCCGCCTGCTGACTGGCTTCGGCTTGTTTTGTCTCGTTTCTTCCCGGCGCGGCATCGCCAGCAGGCACGGATTGCTGCTTCAGTGCCTGTTGCTGCATCTGTTCCTGTTCCTTCATCTGCTGCGCCTGCATCTGCAGTTGCTGCCACTGAAACCAGAAAGGATCGCGGACATAGGCGAGGGCGGGATCCTTAGCCGCCCCCTTGAGGCCAAAGAAATGCTCCTTGATCTGTCCCACCGTGAGATACTTGTCGACGATTGCCTGCCACTGGGCGTTGAAAGGAAAGTCGCCGCCTAGTTCTTGTGGTACCTCATCCTTCTCAACCTTATTGAGGATCTGGTTGTAGGTCATATGAAGTGGCGCATCTTGTTGCAGACGAATAGACTCTTTTTCTGCTGTTTCTGCATCCAACCCCAGCAAGCGAATCTCGCATTTGCCAACGAGATTGGGAGCCAGTAATGGCATGATCTGAGCATTCAAGAAATCTTGCCACGACAACAGAAGCGGGCGCAGGCCCACGTCGCGGTGGGCAATCATCAGATACTCTTGGTTGCTTTCAGACAGAGCCTGGTTGTTGGTGCCGCGGCTAAGGTGAGCGTAACCGGGAAGTTCTTCGGGCGACATCTGAAAGGCCGACAAAATGATGCGGGCCGTCATGTCGCTGAGATACTGAAACTCCATGTCGCGCTGGCTAGCGTCTGTCGACACCCATTCAATGTTTTCCTCAACGCCAACGCCAAGAACCGGCACGCGCCAGCTATTTTGTACGCTGTTGATTGCGGCATTGAACTGTTGCCTGATGTCGTTGATCATTCCATCATCAACGTCATCGGATTTGATAATCAAAATACCGCGGCTAGCGCGACCGGATTGAAAATACAACTTATTGTGTGTCGTAATATTGATGTGTGTAGTAACAGCAGCAATAACTGTATCAAGAGGTGATAATGGGTAGCCACGAAACTCGACGTCGGCTACTGGATAAAAGTTGTAAACAACGCATTCTTCGGCGGTAAACGATTGGCGCGGCTGTCCCTCTAATACCTGAATCCACGCGATGTCTTCCGCTGACACGGCACCATCGGGTTCGTGCTCCAACTTCTTGCGTTTGATGCGCTCTAGTAATCTCGCCGCGGTATCACGAAGCTCCACCGCCATCTGGTTCATCGGTACGGCGCGATAGATAGTACCGGCATCGATGGGGCGAAAGGAATGAAACTCTCGTCGCCCGGTATGGACGTTGTAGACCCAAATGATTTCGGTGGCGACGCGGCCCAAGACTACGGCGTTTTTGGTAGATACCGTCAGATATTGGCTGAACGTCATCTGTTCTTGATCGGACCAGCCCTTTTTGTGTCCACAAGAACGTAAAAGCTCTGACGCACGCTTGATCTGTTCGTCGAATGCCTTTTGCTCTTCAGGATTCAGTTCCTGTTCGATACCGGGAAGCGGTATGATTTCAAAGCCGATGCCGTGTCGGTCGCGCCGCGGCCGACCAAAAGAGCCGATGTGGTTGCCGCGGGTATTGACAATCGACGCGACAAGACTGTCCTGGATAGATATGCGCTTGAGAATGCTGTCAGGAATACCTCGCAGCTTCTGTTGCCATAACCCTTGATGGCTTCCGACTTGACCTGGATCAACCTCAAAAGCCAGGCGTTCAATAGAGGTCTCGCCTCCATTGAGCAGATTCTGCAGACTCTTAGCCAGGCGCTGATGGCCGATCACGGGACCGGCATCGGGAATCTCGGGTAGGGCGTCAAGTTTTTCGACCGTCAATACGGGCTGTGGCATTGACGGATCGGTAAAACGAACCTGCCGCCGTTGTCGATTCGACTCAACGGTGGATGGAGTCGCGGACTTGATCAGCGCTTGAAAATACGCGGAGGTGGGATTATTGGAAGTCGTCACCGATCACTCCACGGAAATGACAACAATGTTTGCGGATTGCTGGCCAGCATTGACTACCGTCAGAGACCAAATAGCGCCAGTCAACAGAAACTGACCAGGATCTTCGCCAGCAATCCATGGCGCGACCTTATAAAGACTCCCGGCATCGCCATTGGCGCGCACCACGATCTCTTGATCTGATTCCAAATAAACGACACGTTTGCCTGACGTATAGATGGTCTGGCCAACGCCATTGGGTGAAACCGAGGCTTCGGCGGCTAATGGCTTAGCTGTGGATTGAATGTCAATGTAATGACTGGTAACGTTCACGATTACATAAGTACCCAAGTTGGCACTCGCCCAGCCCGAAAGCAGTTCAATCTTATCGCCGATCTGAACGCCCGTTGATGAAAAGGCCCTAATCTGGTCGCTGGCGGTGATGGACACACCAGCCTGTGTGATGCCATTGAAATCGCCGGTGCGACGCAAGATCAGCTGCAGGGCCGAAACAGACATCACCAACCAGAACCCCTGGTTGGCGAGAAGGAAGGGGGAGGTAACACCCTCTTCACTTCCAGGAATCCACAAGGTGTCGCCGGCGGAAATACCGACAAAGGATCCACCAGACGCCACCGCCGTCACTGTTTGATCGGCGTTGACAGTCCAGTTTACACTAAAGCCCACAACCGAAAAGGCCGGGATTGAGCGAAAACCGGGGGCAGTTCCTGAGGTATGACGGATGCGATAGTTGATGGTTTCGTTGGGAACAAGAGAAAGCGAAAATACTGTATTACCAGCCACCGTCAGAGATCGTTGGCCGTTGAACAGGTTGCGAGTTTCGCCGGATGCCAGTGAGTAGGCATCGGACCGCGGGTTGGCGGCATCCTGAATGCTCAGCGAGCGCATCCAGTCGACATATCGAAGGCGAGGGTTGGCGATATCCGGAATGGCGTCACGAAAGGCAACGATAGACGTCAACATTTTCAGATTCGGCATGGCTCACCCCTAAAACGAAGGCGCTTGAAAGATTCAGTCGACAGCGTTACCCTATCGACATAAAAAAACGCCCTTTTCTCACGGGCTTAGTCGGATCAACACCAAGATTGACCCCAACATGGTCTGCAATCTGTTGGCGATGTACCTCTCGCGCACCCGCACCACGCGCTTCCGGCGCCTTAGTCTGCTCAGAGGATAGTACGGTCGTTTTCCCCTTACGAAAGCGATTCATCAGGCCATAGCGCAGTGCGTCGCAGGCGTCGTCGTCTGCCTCATCCGGCACATTTGTGGGGTTTCCGGCGGCATCAACTGTCCAGTGATACTTTGAAAGACAGCCAAAGATCCAGTCAATCATCGAATCGTCGGCCAAAAAATACAATAAGGGTTCGCCGATCAGGGGTCTAATCATCCAACGCACTATCTCAATACCCATGAGAACCGAACCCGGCCCCTTGCTCCATTTCCGCATATTCCAGCCCGCGTCCTTGAACTCCTTCACGCCCTGTGGGTTCTCGGGATCGGCATAGACTTCAGAGGCGTAGCGTCCTAGTTTGGCATTGCATAACGCGATCTGCTGATTCGTCAAGATCTCCGATTGCGCTACGGCATCAAGGACAAATGCTCTTCGACCGTCAACGGCAACGGTCACGGCAACGAAGTTGTGAGTATAGCCAAAGTCCATACCCGTGACAAACTGAGTCTCGCGGCCCTTGAAGAAGGTCTCGGGGTGAATATCTTCGCCAACGACCATGTCCGCAATCTGCTTGGGACTCTTCATGTGGACTTCGCGGTCCAAGAAGGGGTAGATAAGGCCGCTCATGGACGGCTTGCGACACAACAGCTGAGCCTTGGCTACCTCGGCGTCGACGTTTCGGAACTGCGAGATCAGGTGCTCAATCGGCTTGTGAATCGACGAAGCCTGAGGGTACTTCGGGTCCTGCTGAACCGTTGCCAGACGCCCCCGGCAGACGGCGTAGAGGGAGCAGTTCTTGAGGCAGCCAGCGAAGGCCTGTTCCTCTACGCATTCCGCTTTCTGTTCTTCCGTCAAGCGGTCGATTTCTGATCCCGCATACACGCGAATGTTCTCATGATCCACCAAAACACGCTCCCTGGCTTCTTCCGGCAGATGCCGTTCCGGCGGGCAGCGCCGGGCGATGTCAAGGATGTTCCAATGCAGGATTCGCAGCCCCGTCTTCTGGCTGTCGTCAATCTCTTTCTGCACGAGACCAAAGGCGTACTTGCGGGTGGACGTGAGAACCGTCAACGCCGCATGGCCCTGTGCATCGGCGGTGGGAATCATCTTGGCCTCTTCGTAGGCCTGCGGGTTGGCGAGATCCACCTCGTCGGTCGTAAAGTAGGGGACGTGCAGGGAGTTGGCGCCCTTGGGGGTGCAGACTACGATTTCCAGCTTACTACGATGCTCTTCATAACGAACCTGTTGGATTGGAGGCAAAGCAGCCCATTGTTTTTCGGTGATGTTCTCTGCCGTTTCTCGATGTTCGTAACGTACGAACTCTTTGATTTTCTTGCTGTCGCCGACGACGAAGCGACTGAAGTAAGGGCGACTAAAGAACTTGCCTACATAGGCCGTGGCCTTGGCTGATTGATCAAGCGTTGCCGCCATGTGGCCAGCGTTGCGATCGAAATGAACAATCATCAAGAACTCAAGGACGGCAGCCGCCAAAGTCTTGCCGCTGTCGCGTGATGCATAGGCGAGAATGCGGTTGACTTCCGGGTCATGATTATTCATGACCTTGCTATAGACTTCCCAAATAAAGCCCATGGGGCTGATTTTAGATTCAGGATCAATAACCACATCCGGAAACTCTAAACCAATATACTCCGCGATCCACAGAGCCAGGTCTTCCTTGGTCGTTCGTCGAATGAACGCCGTGCGATGCTTGATGATTTCACGATCCTCGGGGCTTAGCGACAGCACAGCTACCTCCGAACGACAACGCTCGTAATGGTCTCGCGTTTATCCGACACCTGCTTCTCTTCGGGAGTCGGAGGAGCGGCGGCCAACGACAATAAGGCCGCCGCCAGTTCCGGTCGCAACTTAGCCGAAGAGGCGACGGAGACCCAATCTAATCCGCCCACCGTGCCCGCCGTCATCATTTCGCCACCAGCTTCCGTGCCCTTTCGAGCAAAGACTTCTGAGGGGTTGTGGCCCGTCAACTCCAAAAAAGTTTGAACGACCTTACGATATTGATCGATTGATCGAATCTCGAAACCATCAAGCTCCGATTCATCCCCAGTCGCCAAGTATCGACGCAGCTTTTGTCCCCAGCGCTTGTGCGCTACTGCCAAAAGATCGGCCGTAAACCCCACGGACTCAGCTACTGCTTGTCGACCACGCTCTACGGCGTCTTTATGAAGATGTTCAAGATATTCTTGGCGTTTTTCGTGCCATTGGTATTCGATTGCTGCCTTTACGATCGCTCCAAGCTTATATTTACGCCATTGTTTTTCGATTTGAGTGCAGGATCCGCCATGCAAATAAAGCTCAAACATCTGTGCGGCGTCTACCGGCGACACCTGGTTTTCGATTTGTCCCGGCCGCGGATTGGCTAGTCCGTGCTTGTGCGTCTCGTAGGCCCGCCACTCGCGCTTACTAAAGCGCTTGCCCTCAGGAACTACGTCCTGATCATCAATCGTGTGTTGATTCGCCATAAAGCACCTCCGCGACATCAGGGGTCATAGTTCCGTAACGACGCAAACGTACTTTGGCATTCCAACCGCGCATAATAGCTGCAGTGGCGTGCTTTAGAAAAGTGATTCTCTTGTCTAAATCTTCTTCCAATAGCTCTTGATCTACATCTAAAAAGTATAAAATCTCACGTTTTTGGGGGTCCCAGCTGATCTCACACACCCGCACTGCACTAGAGCAAGCCAATCCATACAAACGCAGTTGCGTTACTTGTGCTTCATGGAGGCCGCCGGTGATGTTGCTGATCGCCGCCAATCCCTGAAGCTGTTCGGTTGCCGTAGGCTTGATTTCGGTCATGGTGATGACTCCTACCAGCTGATACGCTGCGCGACCAACTGCCGCAATATGTTCTTGGGTGTTTTCTGAGGTGCCTCGAATGCCTCCAGATAGTGGCCGAAGGCCGTGCCGATGCCCTCAGACTCTTTGACGCGAGAAGACATTTGGGTGCCATCGATTTGAGACCGGAAGCGTACTCCCCTATCCTTTAGCCTTTTTTCTGCGGCTTTGACAAATGCTTCAGCGCCCTGGATCTGAATCCGTAACCCTGGAGCCGGGGCGATAGCCTCTAGCTCTTCCTCGTTCGTCACCGTCTGGATGCGGATGGGTATGCAGCCAGCAGTCTCGGTCGGCCATCGTTCCATTACTTCTGCCTCGGCGCTTGATGTTACATCAAGCCGAACCAAATAGATGAACCGATCCACGTTGGCATCAGCGATCGAACGCCAGCGCGGCGCCCCCGGATACCACACTCGCCCGATTCGCTGAGGGCTGTGGATGTGTCCTGAAATGACCTGAAGGCCAATCGGCAAAGCTTCCGTTGAGACGCCGTCGGGAGCATAGAATCCGGCCTCATATCGAGCGCCCTGAAATGTCTGGTGACAGAAAAGATGCTTGAAATCAAATCTTGCCCCCAAGTCACTCAAGGCCTCAAGAAATGCTTCTGGGGTATCCATATAGGGCATGAAGCCGACGCCATCGATGATTGTTGGCAAGTCAACGACGGTGGCATTCGTATGTGCCATCAACGCATGCTCCCCCTCGCCTCCGCGGTGTGGGCGGTCATGATTGCCGACGATCGCAATCGTATTCCTTGCCTGTGCAAAGAAGTTCTCCCAAAAAGCAAGGACTTCAACACGGATGTTGGAGTGATTATTGTAGAGATCGCCAAGCAGCACCGTAGTCGCTTGCGGGCGCTGACGCTGTTTTTCTAAGATGAAAGCCGCCAGCCGGCGGCACTCATCTAGCTCTTCCACGACGACGTGTGGGTCGCCAACAAGAATGAAGTCCTTGAGCATCTTTTACCCCGCCACAAAAACGACGTTGGGGGCGGGCTTAGAGGAGACATCCACGCCGGTCGTCGCCATAAGCACACTAGTCGCGGTAGCCTTCTCCACGACCGATACGACGGACTCGGGGATGAAAACGAATGGCTCAACAATCCCCTCAAACTCAAAGACCTCTCGGCTCCAGGGCGCAGAGGCGTGGTTGGCGCGAACCAGAACGGTAGACCCCACCGGGAATCGTTCATTACCAAGGATTACGCGCAGGCGCACCAGCGTCATGTGACCGCCCACCGCCAAGGCCGGACCAATACGCTTGATGGCCTTTTGCTCAGGAAAGGGCGAAACACCAATGTTTCCGTTTACTGCTTCCATGGCTCTTCCTCCAGAAATCAAAAATCTAGGCCCATTGCCATCTTTACGACTTTCGACTCCAAAACGTCAAGTGATTTCAAGGCCTCCTGCAGTCTCAAGCCATTTTCTTTTTCTTCTGCCTTGCGATCGGGACGGTTTTCTTCAGGCGCCGCTAAGCCATCACCAAAGGTGCGGCCCTCTTCGGATCCACCGACGCCACCTCCCGGTTCCTGCCAATCGACAGACAGCATGGAAACCGCCGACATCAGACACGCCAAATCCTCAGGCGACGTGCGGTAGCGTTCCTCAAGGCCTTGATTTACGGACTCTGCCAAAACGCCATAATCAACTTGATCCGGAGGCGTGCGCCTAAGCGCCTTGTTGGCACGATAAATGCGTCGGCGATCTAGGGGGTAAAACCGAAGAGTCGTTTCGCTGTAGCGTTCAATAAAAAGAGCCGTCATGCGGCCAATGGCTACGCTTCGGAAGACGGGGCGGAATGGGAGCCGGAACTTGTCGATGGCAGCCAACAGCCCCTCCACCGCCAACTGCACGAAGTCGAGGTAGTCCATGTGGCTCTTCGGCGTCTTGCCATAGAACATGCGGGCGCGGCTAATAGCCAAAGGCAGATTGGTTTCGACCAACTCCCTACGCGCAGCAATCAAGGCGTCGCTGAGTTTCCAAAAAGGCGTCGAAAGGCCATCTACCCAATCTCTTTCGATGATTCTACGCGCAAAGGCAACAAAAGCGTAGTTGAAGTGATATCTCAATAATGATCGCACGGCATTGTCTCGAATGGCCGGCGAGATTTCTTTTATGAAGATGCCTTCGGGTTCACGAAAGTATGGTTGTGCGGCCAAAGCGTTGCGCCTTTCTTCGCGAATGAAAGCAGCAAAGCGTTCGTACACCCCAAGTCCACGAGCATCCTGAATCAGAGCCTTTCGACAGCGGTCCTCTAAATCTACCAACAGATTCATTTGTTGCGTCTGACGCTGCAGCAAAGCATCTGGATCGCGCACCGGCATTTTTTCGTACTTCGTCAAGGCATTGGCGACATTCGCCGCAAATACTTGCACAAAGCCGTCTTCTTCGGGTCGAGTCTTGGCGGGATTCTTTTTAGACATTGACATGAACCTCGACAGCTGGTTCCCAGATATCGGCATAGACCATCCTGCGAGCATCGGCCTGGCGGTGTAGTTCCGGGACATCTACGACATCAAAATCGGTAAAGATGAAAGACGACTTGCCTTCCGGCTTGCGTGTACCACGACCAATAGCTTGTCTGAGGGCAATCTCCGATCCACCGCCTACCATATAAATAACATGCCCGACTTTAGTAAAATCCGTGCCAGTAGATACACATGAAGTACCAACGAGGATTGGCAGGTTGCCGGCGTTGAAATCTTTGACAAGCGCATCGACATCAGAAGACTGGTAGCCGGCGGGAATGTCTTCTTTTGCCTTCTTGCCGTCGGCGGCATGCGCCAGCGCCACTTTGTGGCGCAGATGTGGCAGGATGTGACTGAACTGAGGCAGTTCGTCGATGAGGATGAGGCAAGGCGTCTTTAGGCGATCGACGGTCATATTGGCTAGAGTCGCGGCCGCCTTCGCCAGCCGACGATTGTTCACAAAGTGATGGCGATGAAGGCGCATGATGTCCTGAGACCTATAGTCATCTTCGCTTTCAACCGGCACGACCCGGAAGTGGGGCTTGGCCAGAAAACCACCGTCAATGCCCTCCCTCGTCGACATGCGCATCGTCACGGGCCCCGTGATGCCCTCCAGCACCACGTCGAGGCCGTCGTTGCGCATCTGCGTGGCTGAGAAGAACAGGCGATAGGGGGCGTTGGCCAGCAAGCCGAAGCAAACCTGCTGCAGGGTGGCTGCTGGCGTCAGGTGACTTTCATCGGCAATGAACACCTGCTTCTTCTGGAAGGCTTCCCAGTGCTGGCTGCCGGGATCGACTCGGACGAGACTGGCGGCGATGGCGATGGTCACCAGCTTGCTGCAGTCCTTCTTGCCATCACCAAAGAAGCCAACTCTCTTGCCGCCGAGAGCATACCGGAAGTCAGCATACAGCTGGTTGGCGATGGATCGCGATGGCGCCATGACGACCGTCGGCAGACCCAGAGCCTTCACAAGGTAGAGGATGATGGTCGACTTGCCAAGACCCGTAGCCAACTCGACTGCGCCATGACGGGCTGCCAGTAGCTTCTCAACGGCTTCTCGTTGGTAGTCACGAAGGGCGTTTTTAGGTTGATTATCCCAGGGAATCAACTCGCGATCAGGGTATTCGACTTCATTTATCAGCTGACAGCCGAGGATAGACTGCAGACGAGGGCCGAGGCCGCTGTAGGTTTCATCTCCAGAAAGCAAACAGCTGCCGTTCTGTTGCTCCTTCAGCTTCCGCAGCTCTTCCAGGTACGCTTCCTCGCCTCTGGACTCAATGATGTTTTGTCGCAGCCAGGCACTGTTCTTGAAACGCTTGAGCGCGAAGACGGCTTTCTTGTCTTTATAAGACAAAGCGGATTCAACTTGCAGTCGCTCCCTGCAGCCGGCAGGCGGCAATCCTTCAATGCGAGTACGACAAGGAGAGTAGGTTCTGAGGATAATCATTGGTCTTTTGCTGCATAGAAAGTATCAACTGCTTTGAATGCAATCAGAGTTGCGAGGTCCTCGTGAAACTGGCGCTCAACAAGAGGAAGAGTAGGGGTCTTCTTTTGGATAAAATCCACCATCTCTTTTAGCCGCGCCGTCAGGGCGCGGCGGCTTTCTTCTCCATGAAGACGATTGAGGTCCTTGACGATCGGACCATCGGGTTCGTGACACACTACAAGCATGTCGTAGCCTTGAATCAACTTCATTGTCATTGGAGTATCAAGGACTTCAGCAAATGTTGAATCTGTCAAATACAGCAGCGAGTTGAGAGGAGATGAGTCACTAACGACAATAACCCTCTGATCATTCATCAGGTTTTCGGCTTCAGCTTGATGAAGCATGATTTGTGCCTGATCTTCATCAGTCAAAACTACATCTTTTGGGGATTGCCTTCTTTTCAAGGCAATGTATCCGCGAGCGATCTCCACAACAAACTCCGCACACACTCCCATTTTCTTGAGTTCTACGAACGTCATAGCCGCCAATGTCGTTTTTCCAGATGAAGGGATTCCCAAAAAACCAATCAACACGCCGGCCTCCTGCAATCACGTCAACAATCCATAGCACAAAATAACCTGATCCGGCTCCTGGGCCTACCCCGCGAAGTCTTGTGCTATCGCGCGCGGCCGCGCGATAAGTCCATGCGCGGAACCCTTCTTTAGTTACTAATAAATAGGAAAGTTTCATTAGATAAATCATTGATGATGCATTGGTTGATTATTTATAATATAGTGCCGCCGACGGCTGGCGCCTCGGCGGATTTTAGTTGGGCTTTCAACTGATTCCTTCAGCTGAAGGCGTCAGTAACGCGCGCGCGATAGCATTTGTCTTTGCCTGCTGTCTTCTCAAAAAAAGTCCTTGACAGAACGCCACGTCGCCTGCAGGCTCAGCGGCTGGAGGCAGACATGATTCACAAGCGCCTGTATGTAGTGAAGTTTGAAATCGAGTATCCGGTTTTGGCTGTCGATGCTTACGACGCGGAGTCTTACATCGACGACGCAATCGACGATTTGTCGTTTTTGTCAGACAAAGCCAAGGCGCAGCCGATCGCCTTCTCGCCCTCTGGCGCTCCCGTCCTGCCCAGTGGCTACACCCTCAAGTGTTTGGTCTATGGCGCCGACAGAGACACGATGCTGGCCGAGGCCGTCGCCAAGGAGAAAGAGATCAGGGATCTTGAGAGCAAGCAAATGAAGTTGTTCTGAGGTGTTGGGAATGGGCTATGCTATGAGTCGCGAGAAGTCGCAGGAGAACTAAGCCCATGACCAGCTACCAGAAAGTCAAGTCTGTTGCCAAAAACGTTACGCCGAAGGGCAAGCGACTGGAGTCGACGATCCTTGAGACGATGTCTCGCGTCTCCGAGATCGTCGGCGCCACACTTGGCCCCGGCGGCCAACAGGTTCTCATCGAGCGACAGGAAGACCTGCCGCCGTTCGTCACCAAGGACGGCGTCACGGTCTACCGCAGCCTCGGCTTTGCCGATCCCGTGGCTCATGCCATCATGGAGACGGCGCGCGACGCCAGCATTCGCACGGCCTCCGAGGCCGGTGACGGTACAACGACGGCGACGGTGCTGTCTGAGGCGATTGTCCGGCACACCCTCAACTTCACGCGCAACAACCCCAAGGTCTCGCCGCAGCGCGTGGTCCGTAGCCTCCAGCGCGTTTTCAACGACTCGTTGGAGCCGATGATTCGTGATCTGGCCATTCCCGTCGATTCAGCGTCTGAAGACGGACAGCGCTTGCTAAAGCAGATCGCTGCCACATCGGCCAATGGCGACGCAGATCTGGCAGACGCAGTATCGCGAGCATTTGAGATCACGGGCGATGACGGCAACGTAACCATCGTTGAATCCTCTGGACCCAGCGGCTACGACGTCGAGAAGATCAGCGGCTACCCGATTCAGATGGGGTACGAAGACTCGATGGCGCGGTTCTACTCGCGCTTCCTCAACGACGTCGCCAACCAGCGAGTCGTGCTCGATGAGCCTGTCTTCGTGCTCTTCGATGGCCGCATCACAGAGTTTCAGACCCTTTTCCCGGCCCTACAGATGATCAGCGAAAAGTACGTTTCGCTGGGCTACAATCACAACGTGGTGGTGGTGGCGGCGGGATTCAGCGAAAGCGTTCTAGGTCACCTTGCCATCAACTTCAACGAGCCCAACACTATCAAGATCGTTCCGTTGATGGTGCCCATGTCGCCACAGCTCAATGGTCAACGCGGTTTTCTGGAGGATATGGCGGCGGTCACAGGCGCTCGCATCTTTGACCCTCTCAATAGCCCTGTCGACAAGTGCCAGCTGGAGGACTTCGGTGCGCCGATGATCGACGAAAGCGACGAACGTGGCACGCGCGTTCGATGTCGCGGCATCCGGCATCTTGAAATGTACCGCTTCCGCTCGACGCTGATCGGCGTTCCGGAAGACGAGGGCACTGAGGCGCGGCTGATCGAACGCATGGATGCCTTGCGCCAGCAGGCGGCCCAGAGCGGTGCCAGCGAACTCGACCGCATGCTGATTCAGGAACGCATCGCGCGGCTGACTGGCGGCATCGCGCGGTTGCGTTGCCTCGGCGCCAGCAATGGTGAACTCAAGGAGAAACGCGATCGCGCCGAAGACGCCGTCTGTGCCGTCCGCGGTGCCTTGAAGACGGGCGCGCTGCCAGGCGGCGGTTGGACCTTCCTCTACCTCTGCGCGGCGCTGCGAGCCGCTGAGGACCCCATGGGCATCCTTGAGCAGATCCTGATTCCGTCGCTGGAAGAGCCGCTGCGCCGACTCCTGACCAACGCCGGCTACAATGCCATTGAATGCGAAGAAGCGATGAAGGCAGTGAGTGCCAACGCCAAAGCTCTTTGCGAGAATCCCGAAGAAAGCCTTGAGTCGGCAACGATCGTGGACGTAGCGAGCGGCAAAACCGTGCCCGCCCTGCAAGAAGGCATCGTGGATGCACTGCCGGCGGTCTTGGAGGCCCTGCGTAATAGCCTGTCGATCGCTAGTCTGTTGGGGACTCTTGGGGGGACGGTGGTTTTCCACCGCGATTCCGATTTAGAGCGCACTGAGGCTCGCGCCGCTGCCGCTTTTGAGCGTACCGCCAATGTAAACCCCGCGGACGAAAGAGCCTGATATGCCGGTCTATCGTTATCGCTGTCCGGAATGCGGCGCGGATCATGAAAGAATCCGCGCCAAGCCCCCAGAGTCCCAGCTCTGCCCCAAGTGTAAATCCGAAATGGTGCGAGCGCCTAAGGGGCCGGGAGTAGCGGTAATGGAGACGCTAGACAACGGCGCCATGACTCGACCCGTTGAACGGGTCGTCGATCAGCCGCGACTGCATCGAGAAAAAATCAGTCATGTTGAGACCGATGCCAGCGTTGAGACGTGGTCGGGGCGACGGGCCGGGGAAGGTTGACGCCCCCAAACGAGAGTGCTAGTAGCCAACGATGCACCTCAAAATCAAAAGCCTTGAACTCAGCCGATTCCGTAGCTATGTGGAGCCGGCTGGGGTTCTTTTACCAGAAGCGGGACTTGTTCTGGTGCGCGGTAATGGCTCCGGCGCCGGCAAATCCAGTCTCTTCATGGCCATCTACGACGCCATCGGCATATGCCCCGTCCCCGCAACGCAGCTGAAGTCGTGGCACGGAGATGGCTGCCGGCGTGTGTCGCTGCGGCTTGCGGCGGATGAAAAGGACATCGTTATTCGCCGCGGCGAGACCCAGTCCCTGACAATCGATGGCGCTGAAAAGGCCATGGAAATGCTGCCGTCGATTCTTGGCGTCAAAGACCTTGAATGGTTGTTGCCGCTCACTTATCGGCCACAGAATGGCGGGTCTTTCTTTCTGTCTCTTGGCGACGCTGAGAAGAAGAGTTTCTTGTCTGGCGTCCTTGGGCTCGATGCCTTGGAGAAGGCTTTCGACGAGAGTCAGGAGAAGACGCCGAAGCTGCAGGCGGCCAAGGAGACAGCGGCTACGCGCGTCGCCTCGATCACCGGCAGCCTACAGCAGGCGAAGACGCAGATAGGCGACGGCGCGGCATCGATCGATGATCTGGAAGCGGCGCAGGACGCCGTCCGGATTGCTTCTGAGGCGGCACGACAGGCGGTTGAACATGCCGCCGCAGCCGTTGCCGCCAAGAGCGCAGAAATCTCGGCACTGCAGAAGCAGCCACTTCAGCTGACGCCCGAGGTGCAGGAGCAGGTCGCGGCTCTGCGAGCCCCCTTGCCCGCCGACCCCCTCGTCGCCCAGTTTGAGTCGCGCCTGAAGGCGGTGGATCAACAGGAGGCGGCGACGAAGAAGGAGTGGTCGACTGCCAATGCCGCCTACATGCAGGCCACACAGGCGTGGTCGTCGGCTTCTACGAAGCTGGCCAAGGCGGAGGCTGACCTTGCGGCTCTGCGGCGACAGGAGTCAACCAAGGTCGAAGAACTGCAGTCGCTGATGTCTGGCGTCTGCCCAACCTGTCATCAGGCGTGGCATGACCACGAAGAAGAGTCCGATCGCACCAGCAGCCTCGATGCCTTGAGGAAGCGGATTGCGGCGCAGGAGGCGGTTGTCGCCGAGATGTCTGTGATGCAAGAAAAGCCGCAGCCGCCTCCGCAGCCCGATCTGTCGCAGCTGCAGAAGATGCGCACGGCCCTGAGGCAGCGCTACGAACAGCTGCAGCTGACGCAACGTCAGAAGGCTCTGGAAAACAGCGCCGCCGCCGATGCCCTGGTTGCGACTGCTCGTGTGGATGTCGACCGCCGGCTTAGCGCCTTGGAGGCTGAACGCGCCGAGGCTCAGGAAAAGCTGACTCAGGCAAGGGCCGATGCTGGAGTCATCGAGCACCGCAAGTCCCTCGTGGCCCTGATCGCTCGTCACCAGTCGGATCTGGCTCAGGCACAAAACGCTCTCGACCAAGCCCTCGGCGACATGAAGGCTGAGGACGACTTCCGCGCCCTCATCGGCCCCAAGGGCTTTCTTGGCGCCATCTTCGACGAGGTGCTGGAAGAAATCAGCGGCGAGACCAATCGTCTGTTGGCACTGATGCCAAATGTTGCACATGTCAGCCTGCAGCTGTCGTCGACCAAGCCCTCGGCGACTTCCAAAAAGCAGCAGAAGGTCATCAGCCCCGTCTTCCGCAGCCATGGCCATGAGATCACCGGCGCTTGGATGCGGGTCTTCAGCGGCGGTCAGGTGACGGCCATTCAGCTGGCGCTGGATCTGGCGGTGGCTCAGGTGCTGGGGCGCCGCACGGGTCTTGAGGCTGGATGGCTGATTCTCGACGAGCCCTTCGTGGGTCTTCCGGCGGCGGAGACGGAGCAGGTCATGGAGGTTCTGCGGCTGCTCGCAGAAAAGCGCTTGCTTCTTGTCGTTGACCATGGTACTGAAGCGCAGCAGATGTTTTCGCAGACGATTGAGGTCGTCAACGAAAACGGTCGTAGCAG